TCATCTAATTCTTGCATTACTTCCCTAACTAACTGAACTAACTGTGAACGTGTCATAAAGATTTAAGTTCATTCACTAGGTCGTAATATTGCATTAAATTAATTAAATGAGTATCTACTATTTTTTGTTTATTTGATAATAAAACTATACCTTTAGATACCTCATGTAATTTAATTTTTAAAATATCATCAGTTACTTTAGATGATAATTTCGAAACCTGAGTTTTTATTTTACTTAGTTCTTCATTAACTAAAGTGCGTAAACGTGTTTGTGAATTAACTGAAGTAATAAACTCTTTTAAAATGATCTTTTGTTCTGGTAAAAGATCTTTATACTTATTGTTGAACTTTTCAAGTAATATTTTAAACGTGAGAAGTTTTAAATCTTTATCATATTTAGAATACTCTTCTATAATTGTATCTTTTACCTCTTTACTATCTTGTGGTTTTGACGTAAGATGCTCTAAAATAGTAGTTTTATTATCCACTAAAGTTTGTGGATCTATTAAATTATTAGAATTTTGAGCTTCTAATAAACAATATAAAGCAGCTAGAGGTTTATAGTCTCTAACTTGCATACCGAAAAAATCTTCTAAATTATAACTATTTTTTATTTCGGCTATTATACTATATTTACTTTCTTTTAAAACTTTTTGATTTAGTTTTCTTGATATCTCTGTAATAGTTGAAAGTATTGCTTCAGCTTTATTTTGAGATACATTACTATTTTTAACTAAAAATTCGTATAGTTTGTATTCTTTTGCTAAGGATGTATTAGATCCGTAATATTTTTTAAGTATACCGATAGCCGGAGAATCTTGATTACCTAAAGTATCAGCAGCAATCTGCTTTACTAACAGTTCAAAAATAAGTCCAGTATTGCGGTATTTGGAATGTTTTATCTTCATTCTACACGTTTACTATTATAAATATGACTTAGTTACCTAAATCTTTTATGTTGTCTTCATCAAGTAACTTACTATCATCTTGTTCTTTATTTTCGAAGACTAAGCTTTTAAACATATCTTTATTTTGTAAGTAAACTGTATTAGTAGTGCTATTTTCATTGACGTACTCATTATCAGATGGATAACCACCTTTCATACCATGTTGACCAAGAGGATCTCTACCTCCTACTGGTTTATCTTGAGTACCATACACAGAAGCTTTTTCTTTTGGTCTACCTCCTTCAGGTCCAGGTTCACCCCAACTTGGCTCTTGTTCTGAATAACCTGTTGGTAACTCTTCTGGTGTACCTCCTTTAGGTGTATTAGTAGCTCTTCTACCGTACATTGATGCAAGATCGTGAGGTGTACCGTAAGAAACTCCTGATTTAGAAGGGTCATTTCCTTCATTTTCTATTTGAGCTAATCTAAAGAAGCGTTTAGAATCTTCTCTTACTAAGTCTCTCATTTGCATATACTGATCTTCAGACATATCAAATATATTTTCATAGATATAATCTGATGAGAATAATTTAGTATCTTTCATTTGATTAGCTAAATCAATTTTCTCTTTTAATAATGCAACTTTTTCTTGTTCAAATATAATAGAAGGAGTAGTTAATTTAATTTCAAAATTAGTTAAACTTTCTCCAGTAAATCCTTGAGTATATAAATGAACTAATGCTATTTTAGTTAACTCTGATTCTAATATTCTTTGTATTCTTTCTACTGAACGAGCAAATCTTATATCTTCTGCTGCAAGTGTAGCTTTACCACTTAAATCTCCTTCAAAGCCAAAATAAGCTTTTGGTATCTTAAGAGCAGCAAACATTTTTTCTTGCAAGTATCTAACGTCAGTAATACCATCATAATCTAAACCTTTAGTAGTTTCAATTCTAGTAGATGAATCTCCACCTCTTACTGGTAAGTAGAAATCTTCCATCATATTTTGAATATTAAACTTAAGGTTGTATTGACCATCATCTCCTACATAAGGAGTTTTTTTCATGCTATTAATAGTTTTTTGCATGAATTGATCAACTTCGTTTGGTGGTATAGCTCCTACGTTAATATAGAACATTCTCTTCTCAGGAGCTCTCATTATACGATGAATTAACATCGCATCTTCCATTAACGTTGTTTGCTTAAATATCTTTCTAGCTGGTTCTAAATAAGATCTACCGTATGGTAAATAAGAAGTATCAGATATTAATCTAAAATGAGCTATTTCATAATTATCGAATTCAACTATTTTAGCTGTATCTTTTTTATTATATCCGTATGTAGGGTTTTGAGAAGCTGCTAATCCATCAGGATCTAGTTTAAAAGTTACTTTAGCAGGTTGTTCTGGGTCAGTACCTTCTTCTCTAATGAAGTTATAAACTGTATAAGGTAGAACATTGTATACGCCGAACTTCTCTGCTATCTCTAGCTTTAGGAAAAAGTCTCCGTACTTACACATGTTCCTAGTCCATGACCATAAATTAAATTCTATATTTAATACGTCATAGAATAAATTGTATAATATTCTTTGTATATTTTCATCAGATGATTTTACTGATAGTATTTCATCTTGATCATTTTTTACTGTTGCTTCATCAGCTATAATATCTAAAGCAGATGCTATAATAGGATCGGTATCCATAGCTTCATAATCTGTATAAAGCTGTATTCTTAATGTTTGGTAGTTTAGGTTAGGGTTATAAATATTTTTATGATTATATAAGTATAATCTACTAAATCTATCTATAAGCGAATTAGTTTGGTATCTACCAGTAGTTTGTATGGTATTTGTATCAGCTACTTTAAGTTCATCACCACCTACGTTACGAATAATAACGTCAGACGAAAAAAGTCGTTGCAGTCTACCAAAAAGTGATTTATCTGCCATTTAAATATTTTTATATAAATAGTCTATCTAACTAACCAAGAAATATCCTCTTCACCATCTCTTGTCTTTATAATATAAGGATTATTTCTCATATCTCCAACTGAAGTAATTACGGCAGGATTTCGTTTATTAAGATTATTAAAAGATGATAATTGAGCTCTAGCTAAATCTATACCTTGTTGTCTTAACTTTAGTGCCGTATCTCTAACATATAGAGCAGTGGCACAAGACATTATCAAATCGTCATTATATCTGTCCTGGGCTTGTGCCTTACCATTTTTCCACACAAAAACTCGCATCTCAGACATCAACCTTTTTGATTGTATAGTAACTGATTTCTCTCGAATATACTCGATCATCTTTGCTATAACTAAAGGACGCGTTCTCATAGACATTGTAAAACCAGGTACAAGCTTATCACGCTCATACTTGTGCATATACGATTCTACGGTTTCCTGATTACTTGTGGAACTGTAGTAGAGGTTGCGGTATTCCCTCTCCATAACCTGCTCTATTGTTGCCCATCCAATATTAGCATTTTCAACGACCAGCAATGCTTCATTATATTCGGATGCTAGACCAGTCAAGAAATTACCGAAATCTTTAGGTGATAGCTTACCCTTGTATTCGGCCACTTGAACACAGTTCTCTATATCAAAAACGTGAGCTGCAGAATAGTCAGTAGAGTCTCCTCTAGCGACGTCAGCTACTACCATATACGATTTAACATAGTCAACTCCTTCCCATATCCATAAATTACCATCTGCACCTCTTCTTTCAAGAGGATCCTTTTGATAAGTTTGTTCAAAGAACGACATATCATCAGGTTCAAATACTGTATCTCCAGATGCTAGGAAGTCGCAATCACATTCTTGACCTGCCATACGAGGACCTAGATCTCTATCCTGCTGGTTTCTCCAATCTTGGTCTCTTTCAGGATGTACTGTCCAAGGTAATCGTATTGGTAAGAATGTATTTTCTCCAGCTTCAGCTTTTTCCCAGGTTAAATGAAACCAGTTACCAATACCGTTAGGAATTGATAACGCCATACATTGACCACCTGTAGCTAACGTTTGCTGAGCCGCTGTAAAAGTATCTTCAATATTATCTATAAAAGCTGCCTCATCCATTAAGAGTAACGATACTGCTTCTGATCTTGCAGCATCCGGTGATGATGATTTAGCTGTTATTTTTGATCCATTTTTTAATCTTAATGATAATTTATTTTTTTCTACTGACGGTAGTTTTAACCATTTAGGTAGTTCATCATACATAAAGATAGTTTTGGTAACTAAGTTTCTTGCAGTAGCTTGAGTAGTTGCTAATGCTAAGACGTTTTTATCTTTATGAAATATCATTAACCATAAACTGTATGCTGCAGCTAAGGTTGAAATACCTAACTGTCTTGATTTAAGTAATACCATATTAGTATTATCCTTAAATAAATGTAATACTTTTTCTTGAAATGGATAGAGATTAAATAAGATCCTACCTCTAGTTGGGTGTTGAATATGACAATACTTCTTCATGAAGTACGCCGGATCTTTACCGCACTTGATATACTCTTGTGCTATTATTTTTTTTATGTCCTGTGCCATAACTAATTTTAATCTGCTGGAGATTCAGATTTACCAAAAATAGACATATAATCTACTTTTAATTCTCCTGCCGATACAGTTACTTTATCTAAAAGATCTAATTCTTTAAATTTTTTAAAATCTATTAAAAAGAAATAAATTGATCCACTTTCTAAAACTGAAGCAATATAATTTTTATCTCCAGGTTTAACTTTAAATTTTTCCTTTGCTAATCTACCCATAAGTAGAGATGCTGCTTGTCTGGGTTCAGAAGGTGATTGAAGAAGACTATCTATAAAATCTACCTTTTCTTTGACAGCTCTTATTAATTCAAATGTAGAAGCTGCTTGAAGTAAGCCTGGAGTGTTCTTGAGTTCAAAGAAATACTCAAATGCCTGTATAAGTTCTTTATCGGTAAAGCTCGTAGGTCTGACAATTTTTTTACCTTCTTGTAAATTTAAAACACTTCTTAATGCTTGTATACCAAAAATTATAGTTAAAGCTCTTAAATTAGTTTTTTGATCTCCAAATTTTCCTAATCCTATTTTACCTGTATGTTTTTTATAAGCTTTGACTTCAGTTTTTATGTTACCTATTGTTAAGTCTGGATCTGCATCATTATGGTTGGCTGCAGTTTTAACTGGGTTTTTTTGATAATTATATAACCAAAACATGGCTAGTTCTCCTGGACCTACTGTATTGTTTCCTGCATTATTGTTGAATAGATATTTCCAACCTTTGAGATCATCATCGTCTGTAATTGACATTTCTCCAGAACCGTTTGGAGCTTCATATCTTCCTTTTACTGCAGGTATATTACCGTTGAATGCTTCTTCTAATGATTTAGGAAAATCTATTGCCTCATTTATAAGAGGAGCATCCATTTCGGCTAAAATATCATCTAAAATAGCCTTATCATCAGGGTTTTTAATATTAGGTACACCTGATTTAGTTCTCCAAGCCCATTCGGTATATAATCTTTCTACTACGTCCATTATCCTTCTTCTCCAGCTTCAAAATCTATTGGTTCATCTCCTAGATCAGCTCCACCTTCTTCTCCTCCGGCATCGTCTGCTCCAATATCATCACCTCCGGTATCGCCGCCAGCATCACCTCCAGGAAAATCTCCTCCACCTCCGCCGCTAGCAGAACCAAAGTCAGCATCAGCTCCTCCACCTTCTTCTTCTTCACCAGCTCCTTTCATAGGTGCTTCTCTATAAAGAATAGCAAGTTTATCTAATGCTTGTTGGTAATCAGCTATATTTGAAAGTAGATATCTTTTACCTAATATACTAGCTTCAAAACTTTTACCAGTCCATTTTAAAATATAGTCTTGACCATTTTTAAGATTTACTCTAAATGAAGTAGGTCTGGGTGATATCCAATCTATAGTATCTACAAATTCTTTAAAGTCTTCTGATTGTAGTTTTATAATAGCTTGTCTTAAAGTAGGAAACTTACCTAATATTTTATCAGTAGCATCTTCTAATACAGTTTCAGGACCAGCTTTCATATCTGGTTCTTCTTCTGGGCTAGGTTCTTGTTCGTCTAACTCATCTAATAAAGATTCATTCATACTACCAGGAAGATTACTCATATTTTTTAAAAACTCATTCTTATCTTCCTCATCTCCAGGTATATCGTTTTTGAAGTATTTTATCATACCAGGATCGTAATCTTTTTTAGGAAAGTACATTATAACATTTCCTATACCATCATTATCTACTATATCAGTTATTTTTGCATCAAAAAAAGTTTCAATAGTTTGTGCAAATGAATTTTGGAGTGCTTTATTTCTTCTTGGAGCTTTTATATAGTAAAGATGGTCTGGTGCTTCGTTAAGCTCAGATATTACTTCAGCGTATGCTTCTAATATTAAATTATTTAGATACTTTTTCTTCATTTTGTTCTGATGTTTTACCTTCATAAGGATTTCCAATTTTTGTTCCGTAGGTACCTCCTCCGGCTCTACCGAATTCAAAACTTATTTTATATTCCTCTCCGATAAACTCCATTACTTCCATAGCAGCATCGATTTCATCTCCATCACCTTGTAAAGCCATTTGCTTTATGACTTCGATAATATCTTCTTGAGC